CTTCACGCCCTTTTGCATCATCTCCGCCGCCATCTGGTCCAGCGTCTTTTTCGCCGAGCCGCCCTTGTTAAAGGGCTGTGGGTCGGGAATGAATCGCCCACCGTCCTGCATGTCGGGAATCGTGAAATCGATCGCGCCGCCATTGGCGAATTTCCTCTTCTTCGGTGCGGCACCCATAAACTGCGGGGCCGACATCGGTGCTACCTCGAAATCGCGGCGGCGTGTCGCGGTCGTCGGGCTGTACGGGTCGCGTGACTGCTTGAGCATTTCGGCGATCAACAGTTCGCGAATGCGAGGATCGGGGTACTGCATTTCGAAGTCCATCTTCGCACGGCGATTCGACTCCTCAGGGTCGATGGTCGGCGGTGCTGGCATCGTACGCGGTCCACGGCGTCTGGCCAGCTCCTCATCGTGACCCTCATTCGTGCCCGTGGCTCCCAGTGCGGCGTACACTGGCACAGCGTTGCGCAATCCGGCGAACAGCGTGAGAACATCGGCGGGTTGTAGTGACGCTTTGAGATCGTCAAGTATGTCGGCGTAGTTATTGGGCATAAGGGTTCCCTCGGTTGGGTCGGTATTCGTCGTCCACGTAATCGTTGTCCGGTGGGATCGGATCGATCTGCAAAAATGACATGTCTTTTAGTAATCGCAACGCTTGCGATAACGTGTCGGTCAGGTCGTCCCGATCTGCCTCGGGGAATGAACACACTTGGCTGACCAACGGCTCCGCCCAGTCGCGTGGCTGGCCCGGGTGGACGAGCGATTCGGGAACGTAGACGCGGCCGTGTGCGATGATGTTTGCCACCAGATGCAAACGCTGTACTTTGTCAGCGCGGCCCGGGTTGTAGGCGCGGCAAGGCACACCAGCACGTTGCAAGTCCTGCAAAATGCTAATGCCCGAGGCTTTGTCCTCCACGAGCACGAGGTCCACCTTTTTGCCGGGTTCGCCGTAGATGGAGCCGTACTCGTCAATGATCTTGGGCCGCAGGTCTGGGTACGCAAGGAAGTCCTCCCAGCAGTCGATGAGCATCGCGCAAAGCCCGGTGTCCTCGTTCGGCCGAAAGATGCCCCACACCGAGCACGCGGTCGGATCGTTTTGCGTCTTTTCCGTGTACGCGCAGTCGTAGGACTGGAGCACGTAGAGGAATTCAGGCAGTGGCTTCTTTGCGTCCCACAGCTTGAACCATTCGCGCCTGACGATGCCGTAGTCCTCGGGATCAATGACCTCCGCGTACAGCTCTTGCCGCCCAATGCGTGTGCCCTCGTACTGCGACACGATTTCGTCACGGAACGTGGGTGCGAGGTTATTGAAATTCTCGTGCGTCGTGCCCGTGGTGATGTAGACGCGGTCTTCGCTAATCAAGCGACGGACGATCGGGATGGGCTTTGGTGTTGTGGTAATGCAAACGCGAGGCTTTTGCCCGAGTCGCAGGCCGAACATCAAGTTGGACCACATATCCTCCGCGTTGCGGAATTTCGCCAGTTCGTCCACCCACGCCAAATCGTGCTGTGGTCCCCGCAGTGTCTCGGGGTCGTTGTCCGAGTAGATCGTGGCGATTGCGCCATTGGGCCACTCCAGTCGTCGCTTCGATGGGACGAATACCGGCTTGCATTTGGGATGCGAGATGGCCAAAATGCCCGATTCGCCTTCCACCATAACGTCGCGTGCGTCGCCCGCGTCTTCGGCGATCAGCGCGATGCGGCCCGCCAGTCCGTTTTCGGCGTGATAACGCACGAATTCGGCACCACATCGAGTCTTTCCCCAGCCACGTCCGGCGAGGATCATCCAAATGGTCCAGTCGTCCCCGGGTGGAATAAGCTGGTTGGGCCGTGCCCACGTTTGCCAGTCGTAAAAGAGTTCGAGTGCTTCGCGGTCCGACAGTTCGTCCACGAACTCGTGCCAGTTCGCCGAGTCGACGATTGTCGACTTTTTACTCCGCCTTTGAGCGCGAGTTAAGACGTTGGGCAAGGCGATCACGGAGACCCTCAATATTGATGTTCGAGTCCAGCTGGCCCGACACGTTCATGTTGACGTCTTTCGAGCGGAATTTCGCGTCGTACCCCATGAGCGTGAACTGGAGCAGTGAATCACTGAACTTTTTCACAGTGTCGCCCGTTTTGACGCCCTGATGCACGATCGGCTCATCGTGTCCCACGACAGAGCGACGGTACGCTTCGGCACGCATCGTATCGACCATTTCTTCCTGAATGCTGTCCATGATGCCATCAAACAGCTTGTGGTCACCGCGCCAGCCGATCAGCGTTTGGCGGTGGATGCCCGCCGTGTTGTACGCATGGCGCAGTGAGAAACGCGATTCGGGTGGACCATCACGGAATTCGGCGATAATCTGTAGCATTTTGTACGCCTTTGTCTCCTCAAGCAGTGCAAGCTCGTCCGTTGCCGTGATGCTTGGGTCGTTGCACGTGGGAGAGTGGGACATAAGGCACGAGGGACTGGGCGGGTGTCGCACGCGGTCACGTACCACAGCGTCCAGCAGTGTTTGCACAGAGATCCCGGCACGACGCTCGTATTCGGCAATCGTCTCAGGTCCGATGTCTTTTAGCAGTTTGCGTTCGTCAGGTAAGGCCATGGAGCGAATTAAACCACAAATGCCACACGGCACACAATACCCGGCTTTGTCTGCCGGACCGTTATAGCGAATCGCCGGAGCATAACTCCGAGTTATAACGCTTTCATGCGCGTACACGAGAAGCCCTAAGAGAGGCCCTGAGTGGTGGTGGAAGAATATTCGACGTCTGGAGACCGTGGTTTGTTCCATAATGATGGAACGGCGATGGAACGCACTACTGCCTCACAAGCCCCGTCCGACGCGGGTTTCGAGACACATAGCCCGTGTACCATCGTTCCATCATATACCCATATATATTGAACCATGCCGTTGACAGGGCAGTACCCCCGCGTGCGTGTGTAACAATGGAACACCGGGTCTTTTTTCGAATGGGGGGAGCGTTCCATTGTGCGTTCCATCTTAATGGAACGGTGGAACGTTGCTTTTCTTGTTCCACCAGCGTCGAGGGGCGCGACGCGAGTACAGCGCATTGCACGCTGTGAACGAATTAAACCACGAATTCGCGCAGTGCCGCAAGTACGGCCTCGGTGCTACAGTCACGGCGGTGGAGCACTTGGGCGTAAGTACGCCACTGCGCTTGGGTCCAGTCGCTGTAAGCCACTTCCACGGCGTTGAACACGAAGACTTCGTCGCCGACTTGGACCACGAGCCACGTGTTGCCGCCGTGTTTTCGGTGCCGAATCGCCCAGTAGCGTTGGCCGTTGGTCCAGTGCGGGAGCTTGACGGTTGTGGTGGCTTTGACGGGGAAGGCGTCGAGTACCTTGAGTTCGATCCAGCCGGATACCGGGCGGTAGTCGGCGTAGGCGGTGGCGTGGGTGGCGAAGTACAGGTCCGGGGTGTCTTTTTTCACCCGGTTCTCGACACGCTCCAGCAGGGCGACGATGCCGATTTTGCGGACCAGCCAGTCGTAGAGCTTTTGTTCAGGCAGTCGCACGGGACCTCCGCAATTCGTTCCGATACCTCTCCGAGGCCTTCCTTGGGGTCTTCCTTGCGCTGGAGGATATAGTACCGGTATGGTAATAGCTTGGCATATCTCGAGCGTCTCCGAAGGGCTTCCGTGTCATGCGTCTTTCCATTTCCATCCGAGCAATTGCTCGGTATTTTGAATCTGCTCGTCAGTCGGTTTGTGGTACATAGTAAGAAGCGTCTTTTGCGGTGCTTGCTCGTACAGGACCCAATACCCCACCGGCTTTGGCGGTTGATAGAATGTGTAAGTTTTCCCATCATCAGAAATTTCAAAGAATCCGTATGCGTCGGTCATACAGCCCCCTTAGCGCGGAGCGCATTGGCCAGACGCATAGCGGCCACCCCGGGGTTCGGGGCACCAGTGAAGATCGCCGGATCGACGCCGTATTTCGCGCACAGTCCGAGCCGCGCTTCGCGGGTCTTGTGGGTGGCTAGGAGCTGGGCCACGAAGTCCGGGGTCCGGGTGGGCTTCGGAGGGGTCGCCGAGGCCTTCCGTGGGGTCTCCGTGACGCTTGCCGCCCGGGGTTGGGGTGTAAGTACCGGGGCGGGTCTCGAGGCGACGGGAAGCCTTCCGGTGGCCCGGCCGCCGACGATCGTCACGCCCGATTCGGTGGTGTAGCTCGTGCCACGGGTGCGGGCGTACTCGCCCTTTGCCCAGTAGGGCACATAGTCGGGATCCCCACTGGGACGGGGGGAGTGTTCGGTCAGGGGTGCAAAGTCCATAGTGCGGCTCCTTTTTACTGGTTTACGGCTTCGGAGATCTCGTCGGCGGCGGAGTCGATCTCGTCGAGCGCGGACTCGAGTGAACCGTTGGCCGATTCGAACGCTTGGGCGATCTCCTCGATGCGCTGGCCGTTTTCGGACGCTTGGAGGCCTTCGGGCATGTTGTCGAAGCAGTCTTGCTCTTCGGCGGCGAGGTCTTGCAGGTTCTGCAAGGCGGTGCGCATAGCGTCCATCGCGTCGCGAACGGCGGCGAGTTCTTTTTCGACTTGGGTGCGGCGTTGCTTGTTCATGATGTTGTCCTCTATCTGTTGGTAAAAAAAGACGTATTATAACACAGGTGCGATACCTTTGTCAATACCCTAGTCGCCGTTGGGTGAACTGGACCCAGCACCGGGCACACAGCCACCGGCCGGGGCGGGTTTCGACGCCGCCGCCAGCCAGTCGCTCGACTTTGCATTTCGCACAGGTCTGCGTCACGCCATACGCTCCAAATCGAGCGGTAAGCCGTCGAGCTTGGCGTCGTCCATGAGCCGCTGGCGGATTTTGGCCAGTTGGATGCGCACATCACGCTGGCGGGCCGGGGTGAGATCGGCCAAGTCCGCCGTCTTGCCGTAGAAGGCGGCGTCAATCCAGTCCACCGCGATCAGGTGGGCGATGGTCTTAGGGGTCATCTTTTCGTATTGCATGATTCATCCTCTCAAGTTGTCGTCGATCCAACGGTCCAAGGCGCGGAAAGCGAGCCAGCGATCGATGTGCTGGCCCTCTTTCACCGGATCGAACCACGCGTCCACCTTGCCACCGTCGATTTCGGCGCGGAAGGCGATGCGCTGGCCGTCCAGTAGCATTTCACCCGTGAGGGTGGCCGAGTGCAAGCGCACCCGGACTTCTTTTTTGGTATCAGGCATTTGCGGCTTCCTTCATAGCGCGGCGGATCATGTTACCGAGGTTCATGCGTTGCATGCCGGGGTTCAGGTGGGCGAAGCGGTCTTTAAGAC